GATATAAAGGTAGGTATGGCATTTCATATTACTTTTAATAGTTTGAAAAAGGCATGGAATGATTTCGATGCTGATCATATTGTATTTTGTATGGAAGGTAGAAGTTGGCGTAAAGATGTTTATGCTCCATACAAACGTAATAGACAAGAATCACGTGATGCACTAACAGAAGCACAACAACAAGAAGAAAAAACGTTCTGGGAAACGTTTGATAATTTTAAGAATTTTATTACAGAAAAAACAAACTGTACAGTTCTACAACATGATGAACTTGAAGCAGATGATTTGATTGCAGGTTGGGTACAAGCACACCCTGATGATGAACACGTTATTATCAGTACAGATGGTGACTTTGCACAATTGATTAGTCCTAAGGTTGCACAATACAATGGTGTTAGCAATACAACTATTACACATGAAGGTTACTTTGATGATAAGGGTAAACGTGTAATTGATAACAAGACTAAACAAGAGAAGCCTGCACCTAACCCTGAGTGGTTATTGTTTGAAAAATGTATGCGAGGTGACACTAGTGATAACGTGTTTAGTGCTTACCCTGGCGTTAGAGTAAAAGGCACAAAGAACAAAGTAGGCTTACAAGAGGCATTTGCAGATAAAAGCAACAAAGGCTATGCTTGGAATAACTTGATGTTACAACGTTGGGTTGATCATGATGGTAAGGAACACAGAGTATTAGATGACTATAATAGAAATGTAATGCTATGTGATCTTTCTGCACAACCTGAAAATGTAAAAGAAAAGATTATGACAACAATTAAAGAAAATGCACAACCTAAGAACATAAAGCAAGTTGGGTTGCGTCTAATGAAATTCTGTGCATTATATGATATGCAAAGAATAACTGATAATGCTCAGGCTTATGCTGAGCCATTACAAGCGAGGTATCCTGTATTATGACAAGTTTAAAAGCAAAAGAAATTTTAAAAAATAAATTTTGGATCATCGAGGATGCTGACAGTAAGAATAAAGTTGGCACGTTATCCAAAGATAATGACAATAGATATATGTATAGTTGCGACACTGGTTCATACTTCTATGATAATAAGAACCAAGTAGAAAAGACACTTGGTGAGATACTATGGACAAAAGGTACAATATCAGATAAACAAGATGTAAGTAAAGAGATATACAAACTACCTACATCAACTACGCCTTACAATGCTATGTTTGATTTAAAACGTAAATTTGCATTGTTTACAAAAAGTAAAAAATCCAAGAGCCTATACTGTGCAGGTTATTTTTGCATTAGTTTTGAAAAGGGTTGGGTAAAAAGTTTTTGTCCGAAGCTAGTTACACTAGAGAAGTATCAACATAAAGGACCATTTAAGACTGAATTAGAAATGCGTCAGGAGTTAAGTAATGTCAACAGAGGTTAAACCTTTAAACCCTATACCACTTCAACAGTTCATTGATAGAGTAAAAGTTGCTGATGCTAGTAAGCAACCTGAGATCAGACTTACACTACAAGAATCTAAGATACTTGCATTTACACTAGGCGAAGTAATGTCTAGATTGCATGGTGATTTAGAGAAGCTAGTAGATCAACAAAATAAAACAGAAGAAGTCATTAACGTTACCGCAGACGGCGGTCAACAGTGGTAGCAGTTATCCTATAAACTACGTATATTACTATCTCTTTGAGATAAATATATGTATAGAGGATAACAAATGAGCAGACCTAAACCAACAGTTGTTTTAGAAAATATCAATAGAAAAACTTACAAGTCCGAGCAGGTCTTGGAGGCTGAAGCTATATGGGCCGTCTTTCACAAAGATAAGCCTTTTAATTTGAAAAGTTCTAACACACTAACAAACTACCCTGGACCTAAATACAAAAAGGTATCTTTCTCTAATCCAGGCCATGCACACAATTTAGCTAAAAAATTAAACGACCTTTTTACAAGCGAAGACTTTACAGTTGTTAAGTTAACTTCCGGCGAAACAGTTAAGGAAGAGTAATGAACTGGAAAGAAACCTATACCAAGGTATTCTTGAAACAGGCCGATATTGCAATAAGCGATAGCTCTATGGCAGAGTATATGCCTAAGTGGTGGCAGAATACTAGAGGTAAAGAAACTGGTGGTCTTAGACTAACAGAAGAAGGTATGCTTTTCTTAATGGAAAAGATAGAACTAGCTACGTATGAAGTTCCATTTCCAGCAGACTTTAAAATAACTACCCAAGTTATTATATTTTTGGACAAGTTTATTGACTGTCCATACTACCTAACCAATCGTGGAATCACAGTAACGGAAGAAAAGAAAGCACTCGAACTGCATCTTTTCAGTGGTGATGTCCGAAAATATGGCTTGAACAAAGCTCTAAAACGGACAGATGAATTGGTAAACCCTTGATTTTACTACATAATTTTTCTTAAAAAAATTGCATTTTCTGGTTGACCTTTTGAGTAATAGGTGTTATTATATATACATACTTAGAAATTAAGTATGGCACTGAAAACAAAACGTAACAAAGGAGTACAAAGTGGAAAACATCGCAGTTAGACAAGTTAGTCCAAATGGTGCAAAGAAGAGCATTATTAGGGCATTCAAAAAACAAAGACCAATTTTTATTTGGGGACCTCCAGGTATTGGTAAATCAGACATCGTTGGACAAATTGGTTCAGATATGTCAGCATTAGTAATTGACATTAGATTGTCATTATGGGATCCAACAGACATTAAGGGTATCCCTTATTATGCGGCAAACGATAATACAATGAAATGGGCACCGCCTGTTGAATTGCCAGATGAAAAATTGGCTAAGAAGCATAAGCATATTATTTTATTCTTAGACGAAATGAATTCAGCCGCTCCGGCAGTACAAGCCGCGGCATATCAACTTATTCTTAATAGAAGGGTTGGTACTTATAAATTACCTGATAATGTTTTGATTGTTGCCGCTGGTAACAGAGAAGCAGATAAGGGTGTAACTTACAGGATGCCAAGTCCATTGGCAAACAGATTTGTTCACTTAGAAATTAAAGTGGACTTTGATGACTGGTTTGCTTGGGCAGTACAAAATGATGTACACCAAGATGTAGTAGGTTACTTGTCATTTAGCAAGAAGGACTTATATGACTTTGATCCTAAGAGTCCAAGTCGTTCTTTTGCTACACCTCGTTCGTGGTCATTTGTTTCCGATTTATTGGAAGACGATGACGATGAAACAACCACAACAGATCTTGTTAGTGGTTCAGTCGGCGAAGGACTAGCCGTTAAGTTTATGGCACACAGAAAAGTGTCAGCTCAATTACCTAACCCTAGCGAAGTACTTGCTGGTAAGGTAAAAACAATGGAAACTAAAGAAATCAGTGCCATGTATTCCTTGACTGTTTCATTGTGTTATGAGTTGAAAGAAGCTAGTGATAAGAGCGATAAAAAGTTTGACGACAAAGTTAATAACTTTTTACGTTTTGCGATGGACAATTTTGATACCGAATTGGTTGTCATGGGTATCAAATTAGCTCTTACACAATATCAACTTCCAATCGATCCAGATGAAGTTGAGTGCTTTGATGAGTTCCATGAACGTTTCGGCAAGTATATTAAAGCCGCACAAGGAGATGGTAGCTAATATTTTGGCTATTAGGGGAGGATCTTTTTTGGTTCTCCCCGCTCTTTTTGGTTGACAAACTCAATTAAATATACTATAATATACATATAACAATTAGGAAAAGATGGCACACATGACTAATATAGCAACACAAGATCAAGAAGTATTAGATAGATACGAAGAGATCAAAAAAATACCAGAAATTGAAATTACTGACGAACTTAAAGCAGAAGTTCTAGATAAGATTATTGTAGCAAGAGTAGGCTTACTACTTAGACATCCTTTCTTTGGTAATATGGCAACTAGACTTATCATTAAAGAAGCTAGTGATTGGTGTCCTACTGCCGCAACTGATGGTAGACATTTATATTATAGTGTTCCATTCTTTGCTAAGATGGATAACAAAGAAATTGAATTCGTTATTGCACATGAAATACTTCATTGTGTATTTGATCACATGACACGTAGAGAAGATAGAGATCCACAGATACATAATATCGCGGCAGACTATATTGTAAACAATACACTTGTTAGAGATGGTATTGGTAAGAAGCCTGCAGATATTCCAATTTTCCAAGACTTTAAATATGATGGTAAAACTTCAGAAGAAGTATATGATGACATCTACAAGAAGTATGATGAAGAAGAATTAAAACAATTAGGTCAATTACTTGACGAACATATTGACTGGGATAAAGATAGCCAAGATAATCAGAAGGCACCTAGCAAGAAGGGTAACAAGAAAGGTCAAGGACAACCTAGTTACTCTAAAGAAGAACTTAAAAAGATCAGAGATGAGATTAAAGAAAGTATGATGGGTGCGGCACAGGCCGCTGGTGCTGGTAAGGTTCCTGCAGAGATTGAAAGAATGATCAAGGAACTTACAGAGCCTAAGATGAATTGGAGAGAGATTCTTAGACAACAGATTCAGTCAACTATTAAGAACGACTATACTTACATACGTCCTAGCAGAAAAGGTTGGCACACAGGAGCAGTTCTTCCTGGTATTAACTATGACGAAACAATTGATATTTGTATTGGTATTGATATGTCAGGTTCGATTGGTAACGAGCAAGGTGCAGACTTCTTAGGAGAAGTACAAGGCATTATGTCAGAGTATCAAGACTATAACATTAAGGTATGGTGTTTTGATACTAAGGTTTACAACGAACAAGACTTTACTGCTGATAATGGTATGGATCTTAATCAGTATCAATTAATGGGTGGCGGTGGAACAGACTTCAATGCCAATTGGGAATATATGAAAGAACAGGATATTGTTCCTAAGAGATTCATAATGTTTACTGATGGTTATCCTTGGGATAGCTGGGGTGATGAAAGTTACTGTGATACAGTATTTGTAATCCACGGACATCACGATAAGAATTTACAGGCGCCATTCGGTCTTACTTGTCATTACGAAGAGGCAAGATGAAACCAAATGCATTAAACTTTTTTGAAATGAGAGAGGTTGATTTTCAGGCTCCTCATTTCGAATACACTCATTTCCAACAACAATATAACTTTGAAACCGCACTTCATAAGTGGATTGGAAATAATCTCAAAGGCAGATACTTTATAGGCAAAACTTTGGTTTTGGATAGAGAAAACCAATACCAAAATAATGTTACTGTGGGTTTTGAAGATCCAAAAGAGTTAT